GGGCGGAGGGGGAGGTGGTGGCGGAGCCTCAGACGCCAGTAGCAGGAATTGCTGCCAAAGCCGGCGCCGCTTCGCGTACATCTCAGAAGCCCTCGCCAGGGATGGCGTGCAGCGTGGTGCCAGAGGCCGAGATGTAGCTCAGCGTGTCGTGGTCCTGGTCTTTCGAAATGACCGTCTGAATACCGGCAATCACCGGGTAATCCGCCGTGGTCGCCTCGATGCCTGACGGGCCGACGCGCACATAGCAGACGTTGCTGCCGGTGTTTGTCAGGCAGAGGCTTTTTGAGCCCTTGCCGATGGTGATGGAGGCTGCGGCAGCGGCTGGTGTGACGGTCTGACCCTGGGTGTACGACGGGGCGAGCGGTGTTTTGATGGTCATGGCATTGGTCCTTTAGCCGACGCGGCACCACAGCGAATTCACGCCATCGAAACGCAGGCGAAAGTAGCTGTTGGCGGCCAGCGTGCTCGGTGCGCCGCTGGTGCTGTCGCTTGAATCGGCGGTGATGGTCAGCGTGGTGACGGCCTGCCGGCAGTGCACAACCACCTCTTGGCCGTCTGTGCCATCGGGAAGCACGATGGTCCCGGCCGCATACGTGCCGCCCGGGGAGATCAGCAGGAAGACGCTTCCGCCCGTGGTCTCGGGGGCAACGGTGATGCTGAACCCGGAGGCGCCCGGCGAGGCGTATTGCGTGATGAATCCGCCCTCGGAGGTGAGTTGCTCCTGCAGCCAGGACAGCAGCGTGGCGAGCGTAGCGGCGGCATCACTGCCGAGCGAGGCCGAGTAGAGCGCCAGCTTGTCGCTTGAGGTGAGGTCGGAGACGGCGGTGAGCCGGTCGATGGCGGGCATGGTCAGTCCCCAAACTGGAGGCCGCCGTCTTCGCCGACCTGCAGCGGTCCGGTGTCAGGCGTCGGCATGAAGGGTTGATTGGTCGTGCGCCAGGGCTTGGAGCCGGCGCCACGCGGGAGGGTGTTGGGTAGCTGCTGCTCGGCGGGGAATGCCGCTTGCGCCAGAAGCTGCTGCATGCCGTCGCGGTAGGCGGTGATGGTGCTCGGGTGCGGTGTCTTGCCGAGTCCGGCCCCGAGCTCCAGCGCGAGGCCGCACACGACGGTGCGTATCGCGTAGATCGGGAGGCCGCTGTCGGTGTCGAGGTCGCTTCCGCTGGGGCTGACTCCGACGCTGTATCCGAGGTGCAGCCCTTTGCCAGGGCCGGCCCATTGCGCCATCATCAGGTCGAGCCGGCGCACGCCCGTTTGCTGCTCTTCCGGGCTCAGATCGAACTCGTAGCCGGCGAGCGCAAGCTCGGCGTAGGCCTCCTGAACGATGTCGCGCTTGGTCCAGGCCATATCACTGCGCCAGCTTGGCGGCGATGGCCTCGCCCAACTTGCGGTCGCTCACGCGGGGGCTGAAGGGGATGCCCAACTCTGTGGCCTTCTGCTCCAACTCTTCGCGCGTGGGCTTGCGGGTGTTGTCGGTGGACTGCGGCGCCTGAGGCACTTGAGGCACCGGGGCCGGCTGCGGTGGCTCGATGGCGGCCAGGACGGACTCATGCCAGCCTTGATCGAGCGCTGCATCGAACTCGGATTCGTTGTGCACCGGCCTGTAGTCGAAGGTGCCGCCCTTGCGCTGGTGTGGGCCGCCGTCCTTGTAGACGAGCCTTGGGAATTCCATGTGGGCCTTTCGTAGGGAGGGGCTCGGCGGTGAACCGAGCCCCCGTGCTGCGTCAGCCGACGCGGACCAAATCAAACGTTGTGCTGGCCGTCTTGATGAGCAGGAATTGGCCGCCCGTCTGTGTGACCGCGCCAGAGCCCACCAGCGTCACGTCCGTGCCGCCTGCGATGGTGGAGGTATTGGTCGCGTGGTTGCTCGCGCAGTAGATCGGCAATGCATTTCCCGTTGCCATGCCGACGAGGTACGCCGCGAGTTGCGTGCCCGTGCGGGTCGTCATCGTCACGTTGCCGCCCGATGCGTCCTGGTACAGCACCTGCCCGGCCGTTTGGGCATCGGTGATCGTGCCGGCATCGGCGATGGTCGAGCGCGTGACATTGAGCGCAAACGGCGCACTGCCAGCAGTGCCGCCCACGCGCACCATCCCGGTCGCGCCAGTGCCTGCCAGCAGGCCGGGGGCCAGGACGACATTGCCACCATTGCCGTTGGTCGAGGCGGCCGCGCCACCCGTGACCGTCACCGAACCACCATTGCCCGTTGCGCCAGCACCAGATGCGCCAGCAGTCACCGTGACGGCGCCGCCTGCGCCCGTGCCCTGGCCTGCGCCACCAGTCACTGCAGCAGCACCGCCGGCAGCATTGCCCGCCGTGCCCGCGCCAGCGGTCAGCGATGCGGCACCACCGGTGCCCGATGTGGCGCCACCAGCGGCACCCACAACACTGGCCGCGCCGCCCACGCCCGTGGCGCCTGGCTGGCCGCCTTGCAGCTTGGCTGCGCCCCCGGCGTTGCCGGAGGTGTTGGACGTGCCGCCCGTCACGTACACGTAACCGCCCTGAGCAGCCGCGAGGCCATCAATGGCAAACGTCGCATCAGCCGCGGAGATGTCGGCCGTGGGCTCGGTGATGCTCGGATCAGAGCCCACCTCGTAGTACACCGGAGACGCGCCAGCGCGCACGATCAGCGTAGTGGCCGTCGAGTAGGCGCTCGAAACGGTCTGCGAACCAGCGGTCGAGGTGAAGTCGAGATCCAGCGTGTTCGGCAGGTTGGGATAGCCCACCTGCTTGTACACATCCACCGCGTCGTAGGAGAAAACGGCGATCTTCTCGCTGGCCGGAACCGCGACAGTGGCCTCGCCGTAGGGAGAGATTTGGTACACCATGATTCGTGTCCTCTTTGATTGCTAGGCGAGACTCAGGACTGCGAGAACAGCATGATTCCGGACATTTCCGGCTGCTTGTTCACGGTGCCGAAGCGCACGTCAATCCGGAACTTGATCTTCATCGTGTCGCCGACGTACCACTTCTGCAGAACCACCTCGATGCCTTGATCGGTGGTCGCGCGCATCACTGCGGCACCCGCGTTTTCAGGGATCACGTAGCCGCTGGGAATCAGCTCGATGGCGTCCTTGTGCCAGAACGGATTGATGGACGCGGCGGCGGTGTTGAGGAACACGAGTGCCGAATTGGATGCCTCCGTGTTGACGACGCAGTTCTGGTACTGCAACTCCGCGTCGGTGCCACCCTGTGCAGTGATCATGGGAGGCGTGATGGTCATCGTGGTTGACGAATCCACCGAGATGACGCGGAAGGTCTTGAGCTGGCCTGTGTCGCCCTTGGTGATGTGGTGCACGGCATTCACGGCCGCCACGGTGAAGCAATCGCCGGCCGCAACACTGGTCGTGCTCGAAACCGTGATGGTCTGGAAGCGGTTGTCCACGTTGCTGCGCTCACCAGTGGCCGCCACGCGCGTCGCAACGGGCGTGTAATAGGTAGCGGCGCTGGTGCGCGTGTCCATCGTGATGCCAGAGCCGGCAGCCGCGGCGATGCGGTTCGCATAGTCGAGCTTGTAGGTCTCGAAGCTGGCCACGGTGCCCACATAGGCCTTTTCGTAGGCGGTTGTGGGCTTGCCGGTCATCGTCGAGCGGCTCGCGAGGTTGCTGGCCATGCCGTTGTAGTCGCGAGTGGACAGGGCAAGGTAGCGGCTGTCCGACTGCACGCCCTGCTCGTTGAAGATGGCCTCGCACTGGGCCACGTCATCGAAGCCCGACGCGGCAGCGGTGCGCTTGACCACCAGCGAGCCGTAGTTCGAGGCCACGTTCATGATCGCGACGTTGATGTCGCTGGCGAGCTTCTGCTTGGCAGCGGCGCCCAGGCGCTTTTCCTGCAGGGCGTCACGCAGTTCGGTCGCCGTCATGATCCAGGGGGACGACTTCTCGAAGCCGATGGTCGCCGGCACCGAGAGTTGCGTCATGTTCTGGAAGTTCGATGTCTGGTCTTGACCGTCGAACGACTGCGCGATGTACGGCTGTGGGCGCCAAAACACATCGCCAGTGCGCTCCATCGTGGCCGAATCAGCGGGCCGGTAAATGGAAACGTTCTTGCTGAGAATCAGCGCGTCGTTGAACCCTTCGAGCATGTCCTCGAAAGCGACGCGCTCCTCTTTGTTGAAGCTATTGGCCACGTATGGCTCCTATGCGTGATGAGTGAGACAGGTGCGGCAATGCCGCGCTTGCTTGACTCATCCGCTCAGGGCCGGATGGAGGCCTCTCTGCACTGCCCGTTGAGGTGGGCGAGACCTGGCGCGCTGACGTGGCGCCGGAACGTCAGCGATTACGCGCGCTGCTTCGCTCGTTGCTGCTGGCGGTAGGCGAAGACCTTGGACAGATCGCCCGTCTTCTCCGCGTCTTTGCGCAGCCGCTCCAGTTCGTTGTCCACTGCAGCCGCACCAGCGACAGAGGAGCGCACAACTCGGTCTGGCGCCGGGGCTTGCTTGCGTGGGGTGACCTTCAATTGCGCCTCCAGCTTGGCAACCGCGAAGGCGAACTTCACGGGGTTCTGAATCCCGGCCAGCTCCTTCGCCTTCTTGGGGTTCTTGCCCAGCGCATAGCGCAACAGGGCGGATGTCTTTGGGTCTTCCGGGCCATCCAAAACGATGGCCTGCTGAATGGGCGCAAACGTGTCCTCGAACGACAGTGATGCGTCGTCGTAGTCCTTGACCTTGAGCGTGGTCGCAGCCTTCTTCACGGCGTCGATGCGGCCTTGCCACTGGGCTTGCTGCTGCTCTTCGGCCTGCTGGCGCGTGCGCTGCTGTTCGTCGGCCTCGCGCTTGCGGGTGTGCCACGCCTCCAGATCGCGCTCGTACTCGGCGATCTCGTCGGCGTCGGCGAACTCCTTGAGCTTTGGCTTTTCGCCAACGGTCACCGCGGCCGACTGTCCGCTCGGCGCGCCCTTCAGCCGGGCGTTCTCGGCTTCAAGCTCGCGCTGCCGGCGCACCAGCTCACGGTTGCTCTTGCGCAGATCGCGAACCCACTCGGGGGCGCGCTTGTCGTCTTCCTCGGGCGTGGGCTCGTCACCCAGGGTGATGACGACCTCATCAGGCTCCGTGTCGCCCGACTCCTGCTCGCTGCCTGCGTCTTGCCCGCTCTCCGATTCCGTCTGTTCGTCGGCTTGATCCTCGGCACCCAACGATTGCTCGTCTTCGCCCTCGATCACGCTCACGTCGTCTTCGGTCTGCTCGGTGGGATCGCTCATGCCGAAATTGTCAAAGCCACGCAACGCCAGGGCAACGCTCGGACTGCGCGACTATCAGCGCCCCTTATCTCGGGATGCATCGGCTATAAATCGGCCTTATTGCATCGATGGTTTCGCGGTCTGCTGCGGCGGGTTCAGCATGCGTTGGAGCGCATCGGCGGACGCGATCTGCTGTTGGTTGTGCGATGCCATCGTCTCGGCCATCGTCTTCGCGGTCTGGGCTCGCTTGAGGTCGGCATCGGCGATGGTCTGCACGGTCTTTGCGCGGGCCTGGGCGGCGTTGGCGACGGCTTCCTCGGCCATGGCCATGAGCGCCTGTGACTGCGGATCCGGCTGCGCGTTGGCCTGCTCTTGCGCCAGTTCGGCCTGCTCTTCCTCGGTCGGCTTCACCACGCCCATGCGCACCAGCTTGCGGCGGAAGAACTCGCGCGCCTCGCTGATGCCCTCGCCTTCGAGGTTCATCATCACGAGCCCGTTGAGCACCTGCAGCGTCTCCGGGTCTTGGGTGATCGACATCATCCCGGTGAGCGCGCGCACCGTGGCGGCGCGGCGGCTGCTGCTGCTCGGGCCGACATCCACGTCGACTTCTAGGGCCGCCTTCGTAAGGTCGTTCTTCAGTGTGGTCTCGCCCGTCTCCCTGTCGTAGATGGGCTGGTTCATGATGACCTGCGAGGTCTGCCCCTTGGCGTCGATCACCTTCATGGGCCGCTCATCCTCGACCACGATGTCTCGCTTCATCGACAGCCACACCTCGCCTCCGCGCTTCACGGCCTTCGCGAAGTTGCTCATGTAGATGAACACCTGCATGTCCAGGCGCTGCTGGATCAGCTCCACGGCTTTACCGCTTTGATTCGGCTGCAGTTCCTCGCCGGCTTGCTGGTTGCCGAGCAGGTCTTGCAGCGCCTGCGTCGCCATCTGCGCGAGCGCGGCCATGGCGGGCGGGATGTTCGGGGCCTTGGTGTAGGCGGCCGGGGCGTTGCTGCCCGGGATCGGGTTGCCGGCCGTGTCCAGCAGGGCGTTAGCCAGCAGGTACGGATACTTCTTGATGTTGTCCTCGGCCCACATGGCCGCGTGGCCGGCGATCTGCTCGGGCGTGAGGATCGGTTTCTCGATGTCGAAGCGTGCAGCCATCTCGGCCAGCCACGACATCAGCATGTTCTCCAGGCGCTGGGCATCCTTGGCCAACCGCACATGGCCCATGCATCGCTCGACGCCATCCACGACCCAGCGTTTGCCGTATGTGACGATGATCGGTATGCACCGGCCCGGTATCGTCTCGCCGTCAGTGAGCATCTTCCCGCCGCTCATTACGTACTTGACGATCTTGCGGCGCCTGACCTTCTTCTCGCGCACCTTGCGGAAGCCGGTTGCCGTCAGCTCATCGAGCATGTCTGGATCGCCTTCCAGCTCGGACTCGGTGACGCGCATATCCTCGGCGTCCTCGTCCAGGCCCCGGAAGACGTGGATCGTCTCGGTCATCTCCTCGACGCGGTACAGCTCGCAGACCCACACGAGATCAGGCGTGCACCAGTCGAATTCGTGCTGGTGAATCGCCTTGGGCCAACTGGCCGGGTCGTCCCCGAACTCATCCTTGTAGGCCTTGATCGGATACGGCGTGAGCACATAGCAGCGCTTGGCGTCGGCCTTGTCCTGCCGCTTGGCGCCGAGGTCGAAGAACACGCAGGATTCGGCGTCGTAGATCGGCTCGATCATCACGCGCTGGTGCGTGTTCTCGTCGTCGTCTTCGTCTTCGTAGCAGGCCCGCAGGCGCCATGCCCCCATCCCACCGCTTGCCGCCTCCTCGAACGCGTTGTCGTATGCCTCGTCCGCTGTGCACGCCTTCTCGTCGGCGCGATACAGCCCATCGCAGGTGTCGGCCAGGTCGTCGTCCGGTGAGCCGTCCTTGGGCGTGAAATCGACGGTGACGCGGTTGTTCCGGTACTCGTTGACGACCCGGATAACCGCCAGATGGACGCGGTTGAACTCGAACCTCGGCTTGTTCTCGAACTGGTCCCCGAGTGGGCCTTCCCACTGCGCCCCCGCCAGGCTGTAGAAACGCCTATCTTGGAGTGATTGCAGGCGTTCGTCGCGGTAGGCGGTCTGAATGTCGTCGAACTCGGAGAGAGCCTCCTGGTGGATCTCGTGCAGGCGCTCTTGCTTGGACTGGCGGGCCATCTGTCATCCCCCGGTGTCGGGATCGGACGAGCTGCTGGCGGCTCGGGTCTACTCAGCGGGCCCGGCTGCGGGGCCGGGTCGTCTTAAGCTAATTATGTCGCGCGTCTCCGGTCTGCGCTGGGCTCGCACCGTCCCCCTTCACAGCACCGGCTCTGCGCCGATTCTCTGGGGTCGCATCACGTATGGCCGCGCGACACCCTGCAGTTTATCGGGCTGGTCGCATTAAGGCCACAGCGTGGTGTCGTAGAGCAAGCCGATGACGTTCGCGTCCATCTGCGTGTTGTTCTGGGTCACGATGGTGCCTCTAACCTGCGTTTCATTGCGCTCGGCCAGGGTGTTGAACGGCACCAAACCTCCGGCGATCTCGTGTCGATAGAGATTCGTACCAGCCACAAACAACGGAAAACGAACGGCTGCGGTGCGAAGTCCCGCCGCGTTGTGGTTGATGATCGTGAAGACGCCGGATTCCGTCCCGCCTGACGCCCGCACACCAATGACGAGCGAATGCAGGTCGAGATGGTGCCCAACAGGTACGGTGTACTTGGCCTGATTCAACAGGCCCTCGGTGCCGATGTATCCCCGTGTAGCCCCGCCGCCAGCGACTCGGATCGTGAGCGTGCCAACCCCACCGCCATTACTGCCCGCCGTCGCGACCCGTCCAGCATTGATGCGCAAATGCGTGCCGGTCAGCGCAACAGCGGTTAGACCGTTGAGCGTGACGGTCTGCGTCACCTCTGCATAGCTGGAGTTCAGCGTCGTCAACACCACCGTGCGAGCGCCCGCGCGCCCTGTTGCATCGCTTGCGCTGCTGCTGACGATCTCCCACGACTCTGCCGCTGTCGGGCGCGGGATGATTCCTTCTGCCGCCCCAGATGTCCTCGGGGATGCTGGCCGTATCAACGTCGGCGTTTGTGCCGCCAAAGATCACCCGGCGCACGCCTGGGATTGCGCCGCGCAGGGCTGCGGCCATGAACTCCGCAGATCCCCGAGGATGGCGTACTACAAAATCCATTCCGGAGACTCCGCGACTGCTCATACAACCCACGAGTCTAACGGCGGGAGAACGGGCTGACCATGGGGATCGGCTCAACAGGGGGCGGCGCCGGACGGTTCTGCAGCTTACGCATGCCCTCGTAGACGATGGCCATGAGCCCATAAGCGTCTGAGCTATGGCTGGACCAGTCGTGTTCCGGCCCGAGGCCGATGCCGCGCTCCTGGTCGCGCTTCTCGTGATACCAGCCCAGCGCCGCACGCCCGGCTCCAGTGGCGTCATCCACAGGATTGCCGGATGCGTCCGTGCTTGGGCCATTGTTGAACCACACGTATGGGCACACGCGGCGGGCCGCCTCAATCCTGGACTTGGCAGCGCCCTTGCCCTGGTTCGGCACCACTGTCACCTCGTAGTCGGCCTGCTTGAGCGCTGAGGCATACGACACGTCGAACACCTTGTCGTGGCTGTCACCATCATGCGGGAGCCACCATTGCGCCCGTCCTGGCGTGTAGCCACGGTCCCGACACCACTTCAGGTGGGTCGATGCAGGCTGTCCCACCGCCTCATAGTGATCGAGCACCCGTATTTCCCGGCCGATGAACTGAACCGCCCACGCCGCAAAGGCGTCGGCACGCGCACCAGTGCCGCCGATGTCCGCGATCAGTCGGATCACCATGAGCGGGTCAGGTACGAGGCGGCAGATGCGACCTTCCTGCTTCGCCTTGGTCAGGTGCAGCGCATAGTAGGCGCCCTCCACCACCGTGGCGTACTCGCCCTCCCAGATGTGCCCGTACTGGTCCGGCCGGTCTCTAAGGTCGCGCAGGCGTTCGCGCTCCAGTTTGGCAGGGAACCTGGGGTTGTCGCGCCAGTTGATTTCGACAACCTTCACGCGCGGGTCGGTCGAGTTGCGGAACCGCTTCTCCACCGGCGCGGTCTTGCGCTTCGAGTTCCAGGTCACCCACAACTCGGCGTTCCAGTCCTCGCCCTCTTCGCGCAAGGTCGGGATCAGGGTAGTCCACGCATCATCTGTGACCGGCTCGGCCTCATCCACCCAGCAAATGAGGATGCGGCCCTTGGACTTGATGCTGGCGATGTTCCGGTCCAGCCCGGCGAACGAGAACGAAATCAGCCCATCCCGGCTTCGGATGTACTTGTCGCCTACGTCGTAATACTCGGCCAGCCAGGGCTCGTCCTGGATCGCGCGCTTGCACTCTTCGAGCGACGAGTCTTCCAGGCTGTTCATGTACTGCCGGGCGCACAGTAGCTGCCCGCGCACACCAGCCGCGCCGTAGATGTAGCCACGCACGGCGATCATCTTCGCGAAGCTGCGCGTCTTCGCCGAACCGCGGCCACCATACGCGCCGCGCACGTCAGCCTCCCCGGCGAATACCGGAATCAGCTTCTTCGGCAGCTCAATCCGGCCGACCGTCACTTCGTCTCGCTCTCCATCGGCACCAGTTCAACCCGCGCCACCCTCACTGGGCCGCCGCCTTCGCCCACATGCTCGGTACGCGCGAGCTTTGGCGCGGCGAACTCAGCCAGCTTGGCCAGCAGATCCAAGGCCTTCGCGGGGTCCGGCTTGTTGTCGTCCGTCCCATCGCCTTCGGCCACCACCGTGAGCCAGCGCCCGACGTTCTCGGCGTTATCCTCCAGCACCCTCCTGACGGTCTCGCGGAACTCTCGGGTGACCTTGTTCGGCACGCCCTTCACGCGGCCCTTGCCGGCGTTCGGCGGCAGTCTCTTGGCAGCACCGTCCTGCACTTTGCTAGCCATCGCTAACCTCCGTCATCCTCGGCACCTCTGCTGCTCCATACACATGGTCGTAGCTGAGCGCCAAGCCCTTCGTGCGGGCGAATGCGATCAGCTTCTTGGCGGTGTCTGGTGGCATCGGCTGCCCTCGCTCGTAGTAGCTGATGTTCGCTTGACTGCATCCCAACTCTGTGGCCAGCACCTGCTGGGATACGCCGAGCCTTGAGCGGATGATCTGGATTGGTCTCACCTCGGCTCCTGCTCGTCGTAGTAGTCACCCCTTGCTGCCCAGATTGCGATGCCAGCCAGCAGCAAGGCACCAGTGATCAGTAGCGCAATCATCTCGTCTCCTTGATCCGCTTTGCCCATACCTTGACTGCCTCGTGCCACTGCGGCCACTGGTCGCCAAAGGTGCTCTTGAGCGCCTGGCGGTACTGCGGTGTCAGCTCTTTCGCTCTCTCGCTTTGCCAGTAGTCCTGCCCGTGGGCTAGTTGTCGGGCTTGGCACTGCTTGCAGCTCGCTCGGAACATGCTGTGCGCTGGCCGGTGTTCGGCGTGTTCGCATGCGTCACACATCTGTGGCCTCCTGCGCCCTTACGAACTCATCCTTGGGCACGTCGACGCTTTCCGCCATCACATGGCACGCGTACTCCCTGGGCTTTCCTCTCTCCTGGGCGTAGCGCCATGTGATTCGCGGGTCTCTGTCGTCCACGCCAAGCCAGTCGGCCACACCGTCACGCACCGATTTCGCGCCTGCTGCCAGGTTGTCGTCGTCCAGCTCTCGCGGGGCCACTCGGGTGATCGTGACGACCACAGGCCCCATGAGCCGCGGGAACACGTCCGCCTGCCGCAGGCCCGCCCACACCGTTGTGCGGTGCAGCTTGGCCCTTGCTGCGCGCTTGGCCCAGTGCTCGCGCTTGTTCGGCGTGCTCTCGATGCGCAGAGGCACCTCGATGTGGATTGCGCGGCTCATGCCCTGGCTACCACGATCACTGCCGCAAAGATCACGGCCAGCCCCAGTAGCAGCCCCGCGATGACCTGCACTGCCCGGCGCTCGTTGTCCCGGTCGATGTCCGGGTTTGTCCCGATCTGTGTATTACGCGATTCCACTTGCGTCTCCTCTATCTGTGTATTACATTAATACCCATGGACAGCGCAGTGCGGTCCAGCAACTGGGAGATGACGATGAGCACAACCTACCAAGCAGCAGCATCGAAGTTCGGCACGGTCAGCCACGAGGGCCGCACCCTGGCGTTGACGCAACAGGCCTACGCCGACAACTACGGAACCGACGGCGGCGTGCGCTACCGTGCAACGGCCATGGACGACGACAGCAACGAGTACCGCGTCGAGTGGGCAACCACGCCAGAGTGGGATGCAGCCCAGGCCGCGTATCGCGCCGACCCTGACTGCGTCGCCCATCAAGGGGACGAGTCGGAAGCCTGCGACTGGGCGAACCCTGTTGCGATCACCTCGATCTGATGAGCACCCCACGCGCAAAGCCCGGCCCGAAGCCTCGCCTTGCCCCCGAGCAGCGCGGCGAGGTGATGCCCATCCGGCTCTCTCCCGTGCGCCAGGAAACACTCCGAGTCCTCGGTGTTGCCTCTTGGCTTGCTCCGATCCTTGATGCAGAGCGGGAGCGGCTGATTCGCGAAGGGCTGCTGAAGCCATAGTCATTCGCTCCGCGCCGGTGGCTGACCCACTGGCGCGACGGTTGAGGGCCGAACCACCCTCACCGGCTTGAGCGGCAGGTACATCTCGTTCCCGCCGCGCTCGCACAAGCGCTCTGCCGGCCGACCCCAGCGGTCAAGCTGGTGATACCGAGCGCAGTGGTCGCGCTGGGCACACATGCCACCCATACATGCCGGGGTCATGCCGCATCCCCCTCTCGCCGCATGCCAAGCAGCCCGGCGGACACATGCGTGATCTGCGTTTTCTGCTCGTTGGTGCCAGCCAGAAGCACCCGCTTTGCACGCTCTGGATTGCCAATCAGTACCGGCGGCTTGGCGCGGTAGCCGCGCGCAGCGTTTCCGATGTCATGCTCGCCGGCCAGCAGCGCCGGAAACGTCACGTCGCTGCGGCCTGCATAAGCCTTGTACGCATCGCAGAACCGCTTTTGCAGGTAGCCAAGCTCATCGGTGTTGCTGCGGCAGAGCTTCACCCACCCGCCCATATCCTCGATTGCCGCGTGAATGATCCCGTCATCGAAGCAGACCGAGGTGTAGGCCCCCACCCGCTGGCAGGCATCCATGACCTTGCCCCATGCGATCAGGCTGCGATCGGTGTTCGTGCCTTGCAGCTGCCGAACGATGTCCGCAGGCTTGGGCATGAACTGGCCGCGCTCGGCGTCCATGAGGTGAGCCGACAAAGCCTTGGTCACCTGCTCGACATCGAACGTTTCGCATGCCTGAAGCCAAACGGCCACAGCGAACTTCGACAGGTCACGGCCATAGAAGTCGTGAACGCCGCTCAGGACATCCATGAACTTGGCTTTGTCAGATGGGCTCATTGGTCTCTCGCATGAACTCGTCAATCACCGCGCGGTTTCTGGCCTCCAGGGCTGTCTGCTTGCTGCCGCCAACTGCTGGGGGACCGCGCCCACCGCGCCACTCGATTGCGTTGCGACACCATGTGCGCCACTTCGCCTGCCAGTCGAGCGCCGTCCCGTCCTTGCCGGGCTTTGCCGCCCAGTGGTCCCGGAACTTCTCCAGCTCGGCCTGGGCAACTCCGTTGACGAGCCCCTGCTTTGCAGCGAACGCAAGGCCCGCCTCCCCTGGGTGCCAGTCGCTGGCGAGGCGCGTTCCACGCGCTATAGCAACCGAAGGTTGCCTCTGCTCTTCTCTACTCTTCTCTTCTCTTATCGGTTTCGTCTGGGTTTCATTTGGGTTAGCACTGGGTTCGCCTTGGGTTACCTGTGGGTTTTCACTGGGTTTCTTCTTCGGCCTTCCACCCTTGGCTCCGTTCTCCCAGGCAGCCAGCAGTGAGGCGTTCTTCTCTGCCCAGCCGCATACATGGATCGCTGCGCCCTGGCGCTCGATGAAGCCGGCCTCCCGCAGTGCCTGCTCGAATGCATCCGCATCGCCAGGAAATTTGCACTGCGCCTTTAGGCCGCGGGTCGGCATGGTGAACATGTCCGACTTACGCTCCTGGCAGTGGGCCCACAAGCGCAGGATGTACATGGGCGCCATGGGATCGCCCAGCGCATCGACCACCATGCCGGTGCGCCAGTGGTCCAAGAAGTCAGGGTCTACGATCACTGGAAACCCGTGGGTTATGTTTGGGTTACGCGCGCTGAAGCTCGGCCACGCGACGGCGCGCAAGCGCATGCGCCGCCCCAAGCTCATCAAGGCGCCGCTTTATGGCGTCCGCATCACGCCGCCAGCTCTCGGCCAGTGCTGGCCATCCAATGGTCTCGGCATCACGGATGTGTCGCTCTGCTGCGCGAAGCTTTTGGCGCAGGCCCTTGGTGCCTGTTGCCTTGCTGCGCAGGAAGTCGGAGGGGCGTTTGAAGGTCATGGGAACAACCTCTGCTGGCCAGCACGCTCCAACTCGCCCGCCGATGGCTGGGTCTTGCCTGCGCGTACCGGCCGGACGGCCTGCGGGTCGAAGTACGCGCGCAATGCCTTCGTCCACGCCTTGTAGGCCCAGCCTGAGCGCTGGGCGTAGGGGTAGTTCTTCGAGCACCAGCGGCGCAGTTCCGGCTTCGTCATCTCGGGATGGGCCTTGACCTGCTCTGCAAGCCACTCGGCGCTGTCGGTGGTCCAGCTCATGCCGCCATCCTTTCGGCCTGCAGCTCCTCAAGCAGCGTGAAGCTCTGCCGGGTCGCAAGCCATTGCGTGATTGCCGTGTTGCCGCACACGTCCTCGAACAGCTTGATCTCCTCAGGCGGCAAATTCCGCCGATGAGGGAGGTCGTCCTGGTTCAGGTAGTCGGACACGTGCTGGCGCGTAAACCCGAAGTCACGGGCCAAGTCGGTGGGCCTCAAGCCCTTTGCTTTGCGCAGAACCCAGCACAGACGCACAACCTCTCGATAGGTGCGCACTAGGCGAAGGTGGCGTGTCGGGACGATGCAGGGGCCGTCTACTCGGCGGTACATCGGGATCTCAATTTGTTCCATGGGGGCCTCCATAGAGAAATGAAATCGGTGCACCGGTTGATGCACCGGTCGCAAGAGGACGAAAGTGAACACATGCGATGTGCTCAAAAACCAAACGCCTCTGGGCTGCACCCGAATCCCGCAACCTCCAACGTTGGAGGCCCCCTCGGTTGGGGCTTTGGGACTGGATGCAGCACAGAGGCGTCGAACACGGAGATTACCCATGTCTGACGAACGCAAGAAAGAAAAGACGCCCCGACCGACAGTGACGCCGGCCGGGGACGTTGAATCCCGCCGCCCGGGAGGAGGGGATGAAATGGCGGCGGGGACTTTCGCTCGGCTAGTGTTCCGACGCGCGATTGATGCTCTGCACCGAGAGTGGGTGCTCTCGCTTGAGATGTCAGAGTGATGGTGACGAGGGCCGGGCGCTACTCCGGCTATCCGCAGGTGCATCGGTATCGCGCAGGTTCCCTTGTAATCAGCCGAAGCCGACCGCTGCTCGCCACTCAGGACGGTTACACGCTCAGTGAGCGATCCCCGCTTGCCCTCGACTGCGTGTCTGCTTTCCACGCCGCCTCGTCGTTGATCTTTGCGGAGGCTCACTCAGCCCTCCGGCCACTGGTTGACGATCCACACCAGCAGCTTGTCCAGCGCTCCCTCAGCCATGTAGACCACTGCCCAGATGAGCAGCAACGCCACAAAGGCGACAGCACACAGCACGGTCTTGCAGGGGGTGAGGATGGAGCGCATGGGGCGCTAGCGCGACTTCCGCGCCCGCTTGGACTGCGACTTGATTCGCGCAATCGCGCCCAGCAGCCGCTCCACCGTGTCGAGCGTGGGCGCGTGCTTGACGTGCCGCAGCCTGTACACCGTCTTTTGTGAAACGCCGGATTCGCGCACCACGTCATCGACGCGGACGGCTTTGAGCATCTCGGCAAGCTCGGATCTTGTGACCATGGCTCTATTGTGAGTCACGTTTGTCCAACGTGCAAGCCACATCGCTAGACAAACCCGACCAGTCCAGTAGGGCATATTCACGAAATGGCCACTCAAGACTTGCGCGCTATCCTTGCGGCGAACCTCAGGCGACTGATTGAGCACGAGACGGCTCCCGGAGAGCGTCCCTCGATTCGGGCCTGGGCGCTTCGTCGGGAGCTGGATGTGCGCCTAATAGACAGACTCACCAAAGGTGAGCACGCGGTCACCCTGGATAACCTGGACAAGATCGCCGCCGCCTGCGGGCTCAAGCCCTGGCAGTTGCTCTTGGAAGACATGGACCCGGCCACGCCGCCGGATGCGCCCATCAGCACGGAGGAGCGCGCACTCCTCGCTCGCTTGCGGCGACTACTCTCGTCCTAGGCTCAGTCGCCAGCCTCGGCCCGCTCTGCCGCGATCTCCGCTAGCGCTCGTTCGCGCCCAGCCGCATAGGCCGCTCGGGCGAATGCGAGTAGACCCTCGTCCGGGTCTCCCTCGCCGATGATGAGATGGGCCTCCCTGGCCCACCTACCCACTTCGTCGTTTGTTGGGTTCATGGCCGGGCGAATTATGCCGAGCGCGTGAGCGGCAATCCCATGGCCGAGGGGCGTCAGTCCGCACAAAAACCACCCATCACGCTCAACATTGGTCATTTATGACTTGACGCGCGTAGGTCATCGGTGTCCAATGACTCCATCGACACCGCAACAACACGCGGAGTCACAGATGGAGCAAAGCATGGCATTGCACAAGATCACCAACCGCTATACCGGCGCAGCGCTGTTTGAGTGCGATGTGCCTGATGACATAGAGGCTGGCTTGCGTACTCGGTTCGCGCTGGAGAAGGCGACTGGAGCGCGCGCCAACCTCGCGGGCGCCTACCTCGCGGGCGCCAACCTCGCGGGCGCCAACCTCGCGGGCGCCAACCTCGCGGACGCCAACCTCGCGGGCGCCAACCTCGCGGGCGCCTACCTCGCGGGCGCCAACCTCGCGGACGCCTACCTCGCGGGCGCCACGTGGCGCGATGGCATCGTCATCAACAAGCGGCCGATCCAACTCTATGGATTGCACTACGTGGTGACGATCCTCGATGCGCACATGCAGATCGGATGTGAGTTGCACTCGCTTGCCGAGTGGGCCGCATTCGATGACGCGCGCATCGTCGCGATGGACGGCCGGACCGCCCTGCAGTTCTGGCGCGACCACAAGGATGCATTGCTGTCGTTGGCCCGCTCTGCCGGGCGCTCGTTCGATACGCCATCTGTTGAGCAAGCCGCGCAGGAGGCTGCATGAGCGGCGACTACAGCGACATCGCCTACTTCCTTGCGGATCACCCTGGTCTTCTGACACCTGCGCCGGTCCTAGCAGTGCTTCCAGCGCTTGAGCCGGCGAGGCTGGATGACGAGGTGTCGGCCCAGCAGGCCGCGGCGATGGATGACGTTCTGGAGGCGCTGGCATGAAGACGATCACCGGCAAGACGAAGGCGTGGCTGTCGGAAAGCGGAAGCCCGGATGCGTTGCTTGGCGATAACCACGGCGCGGCCGTCAGCTCACTGAGCTTCTGCTCTTGGGACATGAAGTCGGTGGGATGGACTTACGTTGGCGAAGCAACGATCACGGTCGACATCCCGGATCACGACACCCTAATCGGCAACAAGGTCGAGAGCCTTCGCGCCGAGAAGCAGCAGATCCTGGCTGAGGCCCAGGCCAAGGCAACGCAGCTTGAGGGGCAGATCCAGAAGCTGCTCGCCATCACATACACGCCGGAGGCCGCATGAGCGCGCACATCGTCACCGCTGCGATGGTCGTGGGAATCATCCTGGCTGGCGCAAGGCTCGCGAAGTGGGCTATCGACAGGGTGTATGCGGCTACTGAAGGTGAGGTGCGGCCATGAGTGCACATTCGCCTGGGCCGTGGCACCGGAACATTGCGCCGGCGCGGAAGTATGTAGTCGTCTGGTCTGGGCGCAACAAGCACGTTGCGAAGCTCATCACCGATGGTCTGAGCGAGGACGCGCTGGCCGACTTCGAGCACGAGCTGGAGCATGCGCCGCAGATCACTGCAGAGGACCGCCGCCAGTGGGCTCGTGATGACGCAGACGAAGCCTGGGGCGAAGAGAGGAGGGCTGCATGAGCCACCGTGACGAAGCGCACCAGGGTGCGGACGACATCCCGGCAGCGGAGGGCGCACTTGTGTTCGATCCGACCAAGTTCGTGCCGTTTCTGCTGAGTGGCACGACGCCAGAGAACCTGCAACTGTTCTTCGACGGCTCGCCGCCAACGCCAGGCGACGCTGTGGAACTCGTGTGCTACGCAGCCACGAGCACCAGCGTGTCCATGAAATGGCGCGTTGTGGCGCGAGCGGCAATGAACACGCTTGAGCATGCATACGCCGAAGGCCGCAGCGATCAGCACGCCGACGACAAGGTTCTCGTCGCCGAGATGCTCTCCGCTATCGACTCGGTATTGATCGAGGTAGCGGGACGTGAGCGGCCGTACAGCGTGGACTCATACCTGCCGCCGCACCTCGTTGATGCGCTGCAGCGGGTCAAGAACAAGGCGATGGAGGCGCTGAAGTGAAGAAGACACCGTGGTTTCGCGGCAATGTGAAGCCGGTTCGCGAGGGGGTGTATGAGCGGGTGCCCACCGATGCGACGAGCAAATTCAGCTATTGGAATGGGAGCTACTGGTGCGTCAGCGATGTGTCCGTCGATGGCGCCGCCGATGAACAGCAAAGCGACAGTATCGATCAGTCGGCCAGATGGCGAGGCCTTGCGGAGCCACCCAAGAAGGCGAGCCGCAAGTGAGGTTTGTTCTCACGATCACATGGCCCGAGCCATTCGTCCGGGTCGAGCGCATCGAGGTCGATGCCGTCGACGCCGCCGACGCCCTGCAGTCCGCCCTGTCCCATCCAGCCCCTCCCGGCAGTCAGCGCGCTCTGCGTCCGCTCCGGGAGACCAACTACGACTTTCATCCCAGTGTGCCCGGCGACTTTGATGAGCTTGCGGCACTCACTCTCTAGGAGAAATCAATGTCACGCGATCACATGCTTGGGTTTCCTGCTCTTGTGCAGTCTCTCAAAGAGTCTGGTGCGCGCTCGCCGAAGTTCGGCCTGGGCGTGCCGAGCCGGGCCTATGACGAAGTTCGCGAGCGGACTGAACGCCACTTCGCCCCGGTTCGCCAGGTCATCGCATTCGAGCAGGGTGACTACACACCCGAGTGGATGCGCACACCGCAGAAGCCGCTGAAGTGGCCTCCGCTCCCGGATGCAGATGGGTGGATCAAGTGGGAGGGCGGGGATCGGCCTGTTGATGCCGCCGTCAGCGTGCAGGTGAGGCTTCGTGGCGGCATCAATGGCGGCTGTGTGGCCGGGGATCTGGCGTGGTACCAGCTTGGCTGCGGAGCTGACATCGTGGCCTATCGGGTGGTGGCATGAGCCGCGATTGGTGGGCTGGTGCGTGGGTGGCGATTGCGATTGGTGCCGCGCTGGCTGGTGCTGCTGTTGAGTGGTGGTCGGGGGTTGCTCCATGACTGATTGGCCTACTACTCGTCGTTACCCGCGCACCTTTGCTGAGGCCTTCCCTCGCTCGATTGAGATGGCTGCGGCTGTTGAGGTTGAGAGGGTGGGGCCTGTCGGCTGGCTGCTTAGGGCCATTCGCTCAGCGCTGCGTGGCTGACCCACTGGCGCCCTGATTCACGGCTTAGCTGGCGGGCCGCCAATCGCCAGCAACCAACTTTCCTTCAAGGAAACATCAATGAGTGACATCACTGCAACCCTGTCCGAGTACGACTTCATTGCCGTCATCGACGCCTCAGGGTCAATGGCCACGGAAGACATGGGAGGCGGGCGTACCCGCTGGAAGGCCATGCAGGAGACTGCAGAGCAGTTCTGCCGCGACATCCAGAAGATCGACAGCGACGGCATCGGCCTTGTCGTGTTCAGCGGTCAGGGCATCGACACGCACGACGGCGTGAACGTCGAGAAGGTCAGCGAGATTTTCCGCAACCGCTCGCCGCGCAGCTCCACGCCGCTGGCCGAGGCGCTGCAGGCCGCTCTCAAGCTGGCCGGCAAGTCCGACAAGAAGGACTTCATCCTGGTGTTCACGGATGGTGTGCCCGACGACGAGGCCGCCGCTGCGAAGGTCATCCGCGACGCGAGCAACAAGCTCAACAGCGACGACGAACTGACGATCCTCTTCGTGCAGGTCGGCAACGACGCGGGCGCCGCTGCGTACCTCAAGAAGCTGGACGACCAGCTCACCGGCTGCAAGTTCGACATCGTGGACGCCAAGACGATGGCCGAGGCTGAGAAGTTCGCGACCACCGCCGAACTGGTGGTCGCCGCGATCAACGACTAAACGGTGCGCGCCGGGGCCTCACGGCTCCGGCCGCTCCCGACGGAGAAAGACATGGTCGATTTCATCCTCTTGTGCTTCGCCATCGGCACCTTCGCTGGCGGGTTTTGGTGCGGCAAGAAGTTCGGCACGCTCGGCGCAATGCTGGCTGCAGGCAAGGCAAAGCTGCAGTCCTGGCTCTGACACCCGGAGGCTCCAAATGCTCTCGATGTTCTCCGTTCTCGCGCTGACCCTCTTTGGGCTGGCGGCTCGAATCCACATCGTGCAGACGGCACGGATGCTTGAGATTCGTGCAACAGGCAAGCGCGCTCTCGATGCCATGGCCGCATGCGATCCCGATTGGTGTCGCTACTGGGATGAGTTTGACGATGGCCCATCGTTCGAGCGGATGCTGCTGCAGCTCCACAAGTGGACTCACGCGCAGTTCTACCCCGGGAGCGAGTCGTGATCGATTTTGACGATGTCGGCGTTGAGGCCGCATACGTGAGTGCACCTGCTGCGCCAGCAATGCCCCAGATCGGCGATCTGCACACGCAGATCACAGCCGTGGGCAGCCGCGTCACCTGCAATCCGCCGCCAACCGATACGGATAAGGATTGGCTCGTGCTGGTCCCATATGACAAGTACGACCAGTTCGCGGCGCTGCTCATGGCTGATGGGTGGGAGGTTGGCGGCTCTGCGATTCCGATAGGCAACGACTACCGCAACCCGCACGAGAAGTTCAACAGCTTCACCAAGGGCAGCGACAACGTGATTGCCACCTGCAGCGACGAGTTTCACCGCCGCTTCCTGGCGGCCACTGCGGCGGCGCGACGGATGAACCTCCTTGCGAAATCGGACCGCATCACGCTTTTCCAGGCCGTGCTCTACGCGGCCATTTGCGACCCTCGTTTTGAGGTTGTCACTCCATTAGACGAACTCCTGTTCTGATCACCATGAACGTCTACAAGTCTATCAACGCCGTACAGCGTGAACTGGCGAAAACCGGCATTACGAAGGATCGGCGCAATTCTCAACAGGGGTACAACTTCCGGGGGATTGACGATGTGTTTAACGCCGTCTCTCCACTGCTGGCGAGCAATGGCCTGTGCATCCTGCCGCGCGTCCTGTCCCGTGATTGCGTCGAGCGCCAGAGCGCAAGGGGCGGCGCGCTGTTCTACGTCACCGTCGAGGCCGAATTCGACTTCGTGTGCTCCGAGGACGGCAGCAAGCACACCGTCAAGACCTACGGCGAGGCGATGGACTCTGCCGACAAGGCAACGAACAAGGCCATGAGCGCGGCCTATAAGTACGCCGTCATGCAGGCATTCGCCATTCCGACCGAGGGCGACAACGACGCCGACGCAACAACGCACGACGTTCGCTCACGCGACGCCCAGCGCGAGCACTGGCTGGCTGACCAGAAGGCCGCCATCGATGCCGCGGGCACTACCGGCGAACTGAAGCGCATCGTGGCCGCCGCCATCGAGGCGGCCCAGCGCGAGAACGACGCCGACGCCGAGGCGCAGATCCGCGCCGCCGCAGCAACCAAGGCCGCCAAGGCCAGGAAACCCGCCAAGGAGGATGTGCAGTGACCGCCCTCTACTTGTTGTCTCACGAGTACCGCGAGGCTGCTGACAAGCTGGCCGACCTGGATCTGCCGGACGACGTTGTGTTCGACACATTGGATGGCATGGTCGGAGATCTGCAGGCCAAGGCCACGAGCACAGCATGCGTGATCCGAAACATGCAGGCCCTGGCGGCATCGATCAAGGAGGCCGAGGCCGCCATGGCTGCGCGCCGCAAGGCCCTGGAGGCTCGCGCCGAGCGCGTCACGAAGTACCTGCTGGACTGCATGCAACTCGCGGGCGTCCAGAAGATCGAGTGTCCACACTTCGCTCTGGCCGTGCGCCAGAACCCGCCGTCGGTGGCCATCCACGAGCCTGGGCTCATCCCGGCTGAGTTCATGCGGCAGCCTGAGCCGCCACCACCGGCGCCCGACAAGAAGGCCATCGCCGAGGCTATCAAGGCTGGGCGCGATGTGTCGGGCGCCCATCTCGTGCGCGGCCACCGGCTGGAGATCAGGTAGCCATGGCGAAGACAAGCCATCAGGGAATCCTGCCGCTCGTGCACGGCATCCTGGCAGCCGATACGAGCCCGCTCGGGATGACGTCCCAGCAGGTTCTGCAAGCGTGCGGCCTGGAGTCAAAGCAATGCACGGCAGCGCTGTATCTGCTCAAGCAGAGCGGCCGCTGCTTCTCGAACGGCATCCACCACTCTGACCGGTTTTTCTATGCGACCCAGGAGCGCCTGGAGGACTGCCGCGAGGCTGTGGCCGCCCGTCTTGTCGAGGTCCGCAAGCAGAGGCGAGCCGAGATGAACCGCAAGCATGCGCAGCGGGCTCGCGAGCGGCTGGCAAGGCTTCCGAAGCCGGAGAGGGCGCCCAGGCCACCGAAGGCTACAGCGGCGCCCACGCCAAAGCCAAAGCCCGTTCAAAAGCACAAGCGCGAGAAGCCAGCAAAGCCGGCGAAGCCAGCTACGGTGCACATCAGCAGCGCACCGCGGAGGAAGTGGGATTCCGCGCCGGTAGTCGTGCCGGATCACGTGAGGGTGCAGGAGATTCCCGGCTACGTGCCGCGCACTTTCGCGCCGCCGCCGTTCTTCCGGGGCGAGTACATGACCGAGTGGCAGCATCTGCGGAGCGCCGAGAAATGAAGCGCGGCACGTTCAAGCGGCCGGAGTACCAGCGCCCTCCCCGCGCTCCGATTCAGCCGCTCGTTGGCTGCCGTGGTGTGTACGCGCCAGCAGCGAATGAGCCTGTGGTGGTGGCGAAGGTGTCGCCCGCGCGCTCGGAGTCGTACAGACGCTGGGTTGCCTCACTACCCTGCATCGTGTGCGGCATCGAGGGCTACTCGCAAGCGGCGCACCCGAACTGCGGGCGAGGGCTGGGCCAGAAAGCGAGCGACCTGGAATGCTTCCCGCTGTGCAGCACGAGGCCGGGGCACATGGGCCACCACGCCGAGCATGACCTGCTGATCGAGATGACGCTGGCCGAGCGCCGCCAGCTTGAGCAGCAGTACATCGCCAAGACACAGGCCACGGCTCGGGCTGTCGGTCGGGGAGAGCTTGCATGAAGCGCACCTTCCGCCTCGTCCATCGCACCGCCCGCGCAAATGCCGTCGAGTGTGTCGCCTCGGCGCCTGATGGCTTCATCGTGACCGTACAGCCGCCGACCCGGTCATTGGCCGCTAACGCTCGTATGTGGGCACTTCTCACAGAGGTTGCCGAGCGAGTCGTGTGGCACGGCCGGAAGCTGTCACCGGAGCAATGGAAGCACATCTTCTCTGCCGCGCTGAAGAAGCAAGATGTGGTGCCAAACATCGACGGCACTGGATTCGTTGTGCTCGGGCAAAGCACCTCACAGATGAGTGTGGCCGAGATGAACGAGCTTCAGACCCTAATCGAGGCCTTCGGCGCGCAGCAGGGTGTTGTGTTCGACACCGCCTCGCAAGGCACCTGATGCCAGACCGCTGACCGTCGCGAAACACACAAGGGACAACACATGCGCTACTTTGACGACGACGAGGCCAAGCGGCTCAACGCTGAGCAGTGGCAGCTAGACCTGCTCAAGGCAAACCCGAGCTACTGCTCCTGGGGGCCGCACGAGGACTACATGATCGTTCATGGCGATGGGTGGAATTCGCCCATCGTTTCCGACTCGTGGTCCGACTTCGGACCCTGGGAACTTGACGATCTGAACGAGTGCGCCGGCTTCTATTTTGAAGTCGACCGCGAATCACAGGAGTGCGGCGCCTGTGGCGGTAACGGCTACCACCCGCTTGCGCAGGAGGTCGTCAATGGCTTCTACAGCCACATGAACGAGCGCGGCGAGCACTGGAACGACAAGATTACTCAGGACGAATTCGATGCGCTCCTCAAAGCTGGGCGCGTACAGCCGACTGACACAGTGGCGAGCGTGAACGCTGCCAATGCGCCTGGCGCACGCCGCATGGGTCACGATGCCATCAATCGAATGATCCTCACTGAGGCGCGTCTCGCCCGGCTTGGGCTTCCGAAATTGTGCCCAGAGTGCGAAGGACACGGGAGCATCTATACGGCCCCGACTGCGCATGTATCTCTGGTCCTGTGGTGGATGCATCCGAGGAAAGGCGCTTCTCGCGGGATCGAAGTGAAGCACATCCAGCGCTCAGATCTTCCAGCCGTCCAGGCCTTTCTGAGGAAGGCCGCCGACCGCAACACGCAGCGCTTCGCCGGGGTTGACCTAGTAGCGTGACCGTCGCGTCAGAGAGTCAGCCACATGGCGCGAGCAAATGAACAAGAGAGGAATTCAATGACAACCCGAGACCAACTGGTAGAGAAGTGCAAGCGTCTGATGCCGGAGTACGGCAGCAGGTGCAGCGCCCGCATGGGCGACGCCGCGATACGTGCGGTTGCCGGTGAACTGCGCGCAGCAATCGAAGAACTAGCAGCATCCCTGCCCTCGCCTGATCTGCAAGCGTTCGATTCTGCAGTTGCCGAGGAGATGGCTCTTGTTTCTCACTTCCGTCGTGAAGCAATCGAGCCATGCAAGCGGTTCGCAGGCAATCTGAGGACGCGGCTCGCAGCACCCCAGGGAGTGCAGGCCGAGCCGAAGACGCAGTGGGGCGACGCGCGAGTACAGACGGTTTACGAGATCCTGTGCTCGCAAGAGGTTCCGCCCGGCGACCAGCATTGGGAGGGGTGGGTTGCACGTCGCATCGTGGATGCTCTCGCCACCCCTCCATCACCACCCGCTGTACAGCCTGATCCCGCTGTCTCGCCAGATGTGCGGGAGCTTGTGGAGGCGCTTGATCGGTTGCGCAGGTATCACGCGCCATGCGGACATCGTGTGGTGGCACTTGCCGAGTTGCTCGCCAAGGCCGACGTCGCCCTCTCCAAGTACGGGAGCAAGCAATGAGCCTCGGAACGATTCTCAAAGCGAAGCGCACTGCGCTTGGCATGACATTAGATGAGGTTGCCGCGGCTGCGGGCATGAGTAAGAGCCACCTGCACGGCCTCGAATGCGACAAGTGCGAGCCCGGCATCGTGCTGTGTGCCCGCCTATCCGTTGCGCTTGGCGTGCCCGTGCAGGCGATGGCAGCGGCCGCGCTGGCTGCCGCCCTCTCAAAGGCCACAGGAGCACAGCAATGACAGATCGCAGTGATCGAGAGCTGCTGGAGCGGGCTGCGAAGGCGGCGGGTTATACGTGCTATCGCACCGACGAGCGCGGATGGTTCCAGGTCAAGGATCACCCGCTGTACTCGACGTGGGAGCTTTGGAACCCGCTCACCGACGACGGAGATGCATTACGGCTGGCTGTGAAGCTGCGCATGGACCTGATGCTTTGTGGAAAGACCAGCGACGAGCGAGGGCCTGCTGCAAGCGTGGTGTTTGCGCTCGGCGACGACTACGACAGCCTGAGTGAGTGGGTGGCCGACCATGGCGGCGACGAGAACGCCGCCACCCGCCGAGCCATCGTCCGCGCCGCAGCAGCTATCGGGGAGCAGCAATGACAGACGATGACATGCGCGAATACGCCCGAGCCTGCGTACTCGCAGATAGAGCAGCTCGGGTGCCACAGCAGCCGGCGCAAGTTGACATCAAGGCGCTTGCGAAGCGGGCCAAGCTACCGAAGTACATGTACGACACAGAGGGGGGGTGTGACGCGCTTTCAAGGCTCGTTGCAATTGCCACGCAGCCCTCTCGTGTGCAGCTACTTGTCGAGCAACTCGCCCAGCAGTGGGATGGGTGCATGTGGGAAGGCCCAGGTGGAGATATCGACATTGGGGAGGCCATCCGAGCTGCAGGCCGGCGTCTTTTGGGAGATTCGGTCCTGCCCGCCACGCAGCCCATGCCGGCGAGCGGCGCGTCAGGCAGCCACAACGCCGCAGCCGAATCTCCAAAGACTGAATCCCGCACATGGCGCGATGGCGTCAGATAGCCCCAGCGTAGGCACAACCGGATAGACCAATGAGCAAGACCGTGATTCAGATCGTCCGCGAAGGCCTAAAAGCTGACGGCTACAGCGGCCTCGTTGCGCCGGATAACTCGTGCGGTTGCGCGCTTGACGACTTGCAGCCATGCGCGGGTGATTTCTCAGGGTGTGTGGCTGGCTACAAGCACTGCGACCCGCTGCGGCCCGGCGTGTGGTCGATCTTCCGCAGCAAAGAAACGCCCTCGCAGGAGGTGCTCGATGGAATTGAGGATTGACCTATGACGAATCAAACACAAGACGGCGGGCCGGCGTTTCCGCTGAACGAGCTGAACCACGTGACCGGCGACATTTGTGCGCAGCATTTTGGCTTGACGGTGCGCGACTACTTCGCAGCCAAGGCGATGCAGGCCATCCGCACAGATGTCGAGTTCGATCTCCGGCACGACCCGGACCAAGTTGCGGACCGCGCATACGAGCTGGCCGACGCGATGCTCAAAGCGAGGCAGGCATGACGAATCAAACACCACTGCCACATGCAGTAGAGCTGCTCCCCTGTCCTTTCTGCGGACGCGTTGGCCTGACGTTCGAGGAAGGCTCCACTTATCGGTGGGGGATCGCCAGTTGTGAGTGGTGCGGCGCAACCGCAGGTGAAACGCGCCGCGCGTACCCTGACGATGGGAAGTGGCATGCCGATGCAATCGCCGCATGGAACAAGCGCGCCACTCCAGCGCAGGCAGCACCTGAGGCCGTGTCGCGCCATGCGCCACAAGCTCGCGCGCTGCTCGATATCGCTCAGTACCTTGCCGGGCACCTGCAGATGGTGCAAGACCGAATCGATGCAGCCCTAGCCACCCCCTCGGCAGTGCCATCACCTTCTACAGCAGATGATGAGCGCAAGGCGTTTGAGGGGTGGGTGAACAGAGAGCGCCCGAGCCTGTGGCGCTGCGTCACGACCTACATCGAGCATGCCGATGTGCATGTTCTGACTGCCGCCTGGGAGGCATGGCAAGCCCGCGCCGCCCTCTCAACAGAGCATCCCTCAGAGCCCCAGAAAGCGAAAGACCCCGGTGCGCATACCGAGGCCTCAGAAGCCGGCCAGGAACCCCCAACCCATGACGGGAGTGTAGAGCCTGGGGAGGGCCTCCTGTGATGTCGCATACACCCGGACCGTTTTCGATCATCACCGACCGCGGCGCAAACGGTGATCTTGTGCCGGCAGTCAAGTCCGACTCTGTCGGGTGCATCGTCGCGTGGTCGCACGGCAGGACGGATGCTGAGGCGCTTGCGAATGCGCAACTGTTCGCCCATACGCTGGAGCTGGTCTCGTGCGTTCGCGCGGCAGAGCGGGCGCTGATTGCGATGCAGGTCAATGCGTCAGACCCGGATCTGACGATAGAGCAATCCAAGGCTGAGGCCGTGAAACATCCGCTAGTCGTACATCTGCGCCGCGTCATCTCCAGGGCAGGCGCGGGTCATGAGCCTGGGGAAGGTGAGCGGTGAGCAACCTCACAGAGCGCCTCGAAGCGCATGCCCAACGGCACGATGAGTTTTACCCGCCGGACGAGGAGCAAACCCAGTGGGCCGCAGATCTGCGAAAGGCCATCGTTGCGATTCACCAGCGCGACGCCGCACGCCGAGAGTGCAAGCTGTTGACGCACATGGTCATCACGTGTGGTATTGCTGCGTCGCATCCGGACGCGAACCTCACACGCACCGGAGTCTATGCCGGCGAATGGGATAGCCAGCAAGCCGAGGAAGTACGAGCCCTGCGTGCAGACCGCGACGAACTCGCCCGGCAGCGGGGAGAGCTTGCTGCGCGTGTGATCGAGCTGCAGGCGGCTCTCCGAGACATCGAAGCCGCTGCCACGTACAGCCCATGCCGCGGCATGGGGGCATGGGAGGGGGTATGGGACGACGCGTTGGCGAAGCTTATCCAGCGCCACGCACGCCTGCTGCCCCCGGCGCCTGAGCAGTCGCCAACGGTGACCGTGGCGTCAGGTAGCCAGCCAAGCGAGACGACCTGATGACCAAATCCTTCTTTGAAATTTGCTCGGGGCGAGTGGCTAACGCCCTGCCGCCCTGCTCATCCGATCAACCAGATTCACACGGAGGCTCACGGTGAAGGAGCGGCCAATCCTTTTCTCGGCTCCGATGGTCAGAGCCATCCTGTCCGGCACGAAGACCCAGACACGGCGAGCGATGAGGCCGCAGACCACATCGGGGCCGCACGACATCGCCACGGTGATCAGCACGCCGGATTCGCTGGCCGCGTTCGTGCGCCAGCGTTGCCACTACGGCCAGCACGGCGACCGGCTGTTGTGTTACCGTTGCGCGCATGAACTCTCAACTCGTGCTGAAGCCCATCCCGGTGTCACCGAACGACGACTACATGGCGGGGTCGGACGGCCAGATTTACAGCCGAACGAAGTACGCGGGGTTCGGCCGGAAGGAGCGGGTGGATTGGTACCCGCTGGTCGGCCACAGGGACAAGCGCAAGGGCTACTTGCGGGTGTCGCTCTGCCACGAGAACAAGAAGGTCACGATGTCGGTGCATCGACTCGTCTGCATGGCCTTCCACGGGTTGCCGCCCAGCAAGAGTGCAGAGACGAGGCACCGAGACGGCAACCCGGAGAACAACACCCCGGGGAACCTGTGCTGGGGGACCGCTGCGGAGAACTGGCACGACAAGCGCATTCACGGCACATCAACAGTGGGCGAGAGACATCCGGCAGCGAAGTTCACCGATCTGGAGCGCGAGCACATTCGCTGGGCGATCAGCAAGGGCCTGTGCAGCCAGCGCCAGGCGGCCCTTGCTCTGGGTGTGGCGCAGTCGTCGATTCAAGGCATCGTGTCGGCGGGTCGCGCCTCTGGGTAAGGGAAGCCTGGGCCGCACCGCGCGCCTTCGACCACCTACCGCCGCGACTTATCCCGCCCGACGCGGGGTTCCACTACGCCGCTTCAGAGGCCCTCGGCGGCCTGCGCAGTCGTCCCAGCATCCACATGCCGCGGGCCGCCAGCCGCATCACGCTTGAGATCACCGGCGTGCGGGTGGAGAGGCTGCAGGACATCAGCGAGGCGGATGCGTTGGCCGAAGGCGTGGTTGAGCACCCCACGCTGAAGGGTCGAGCCTGCAATATCGACGGCGGGCACATGGTGGCCGGTGGCCCGCGCAACGCCTATGCCTGCCTGTGGAACGAGATCAACGGCCCCGGATCCTGGGACGCCAACCCTTGGGTCTGGTGCATCGAGTTCAAACGGGTGCCTCAAGGGGAGGTGACGGGATGAAGCGCCCCGAGCCACTGAAGCATGGTGAGTGCGACGGCTGCCTGACGTTTACCGGGCCACTGATGCCGGTCGGCACCGCCCCTGGTTGGCCGGTGATCGTATGGGAACGCCTGTGCCTTTCATGTCGCTTGAACATGACCCGCAGCAAGTACGCGGTCATGGCGACCGACATCCAGCACAGCAGTCGCGCGGAAACACGGTCGGCTTACAGCGACTGGCTGGCCGCCGAAGCATGACCCCCACCAATAGAGCCCCGCACCGCGGGAAAGAGTAGGAGTCGGGAAGATGAGCGCACTGATTGATACAGCGAAAATCGCCCAACTGCTGGGCGTCACCAGGGAGCATGTCACCGACAGGCTGACCAAGCGGCCGGACTTCCCGCGCCCCGCCGTCAACCTGAGTCGGCGCCTGCGCCGGTGGAGCGAGGCAGACGTTCGGGCGTGGCTCGCGAGTCAGTCCAAGCGGGCAGCAATGTCCGAGGCGGACTCTCGATAGTAGGTCTCGAGCAACACCCGCAGGTCCTTGTGCCCGCTGATCCGGGCCAGGGTCATTACATCGACCTTGCGGGCAAGCCGCGTCAGCGCCTCGGCGCGCGAGTCGTGGAAATGCAAGTCGGGGATCATCAGCGCGTTGCGCGCCTTGCGGAACAGTGCGTCCAGGGAGTCGCTGGACAACGTGAACCCTTGATGACCGCGCAGGAGTCGGACCGCCTGTCTCGAGAGCGGAACCGTCCGCGGCTTCCCGGTGAGGTGCTGCATCTTGTGCTGCACCGTAGCCACCCGTCGCTCGAGATCCACGTTGGCCGGCGACAGGGAAAGAATCTCGCCAGCTCGCATGCCGGTGCGCAGGCCGAGCAGGAACGCGAGTGCGACCTGCTGCTGCTTGGTCCGCACCTCCCCCGTTCTGTAGCCGAGCCAACGACACAGGCGCTTCACCTCGCTGGGCAGCACGCGCCGGGTGCGGGACGGGTTGTCCCCCGGGCGCCGCATGCCGGTGAATGGCGATGTTCTGCACCATCGCCACTCGTCCCGCGCGACGGTGAAGACGTGCGAGAGCAGGTTGATGTCGCGCTGTACGGACCCGGCCGAAACCTTCTTGAGCCTCGAGTCACGCCACCTGACCATATCCGGTGTGTCGATGTCGCTGACGATCTTGCCGGCGATGTCCGGGAAGTCGCGCAGGAACGCCGCGAAGCGCAGGCCCTCCGCTCGAGCGCCGCGCTTGCCGCTACTCACCTCCCGCTCGTAGCGGTCCATAGCGTCGGCCAATGTCTTGCGCGGGTAGGCCCCATGCTTGACCGCCAGGAGTGCCGCCTCCTCCTTTGTTGCCCAGCCGGCCGCCTCGGCCTTGGTATCGAATACGGCAGACTTGCGCACGCCCATGCGCTCGATCTGGGCTCGCCAACGACCGGTCTTGAGCTTCTTGACGTATGCCATGCGGGATTGCGTGCGGGATGCGTGCGGGAACGGCGCGCAGGATACCGTAGCAATCGGCCGGATTCGGTGGCGTTCGGTTGGCTGGTGTTTACAGGGGAAAACCGGGTTCGGACGGCTTCGGAGTGTTATCCTCGTGGTGCCTCGGACCGGAAACCGAGGCTCAATGGTGACAACGACTTAGAGCGCATGTGCGGGATCGGTGCGGGCGCAGAGAGTGTTGACGAGGAACTTCCATGACGGATGCGTTCTGCGCTAAGGGGTGACGGCGTCATCGCTTCAGCGCGGCGTGTTCGCGGTCTTGGCAGGCGGCAAGCTCTGCTCTGAGGCTATCGGCTCTGGCGGAAAACCGTTCAAGAAACGCTGCATCTGCTCCTGAAAGCTCGGCCCCAGTGGCACCCTGGCAGGCGGAACGGGAAGGCTCGGGCAGACGACCGGGGCGCTCGCGCAGCCGGTCAAGAGCATCAGTAAGGCGAGCGTTGATGCTGCGAATCTGCGTGTCTCTGGCATCCTGTGCATCCTGTACCTCGCGCGTGCGCTGTTGTTCGAATCTGCGGGCTTCCCGGTTGGCCTCGGCCGCTTGGGCGGCATAGCGCACCTCGGTGATCTCAATACCGTGGCTGCGGCCATGGATCCAGGCCCCGGCGGACAGTGCCAGTCCGGCAGCGGCCACCAAGGCGATGAGTGGGAATGAGATCATGGGTTCGCCTCGCCGTAAAATAGCGAGGCCCGCAGACGACTGCGAATCGCCGCGGGCCTCTGACCAATCAGCAACTGGAGTGCTTCATGGCTAAGGCCGATCTTACCGCGCAGCGTTTGCGCGAACTTCTTCACTACGACCCGGTAACGGGCATGTTCACTTGGCGTGTCAAGCGCAATGGTGCGAATGGTGGAGTCAGGCCAGGCGATACGGCTGGGAAGACGAACCGCGCCGGCTACGTCTACATCGGTATTGACCGCAAGGTGTACTTGGCACACCGCTTGGCGGTGCTGCACGTGACCGGCGAGTGGCCGGCCGAGGACGTTGATCACATTGACGGCAGTCCGTCGAACAACGCGATGACGAACCTTCGCGCCGTCACGCATGCGATCAACATGCAGAACCGCCGCCGCCCAACGAAGGGCAACAAAGCCGGCCTCCTTGGTGTCCACTACATACCATCCGAAAGAAAGTGGGCCGCCGACATTACGGCCGACGGGAAATGCCCCCGCATCGGACGGTTCCCTACGGCAGAGGCCGCCTACGCCGCCTACCTGAAGATGAAGCGAGCGATCCATGGCGGCTGCACCATCTAAGGGAAAAACACCCGGCGCTTCGATCCTGGCGGCACGGTTTGAACGTGGCACCACGTTTTCGTGGCCGCAGGGTGTTCCAACCACAAGCCGAGGTCTTTGAGCACCGTGTCTTTGTTCGCGAGGCACCACTCGTCCAGGTCGCCGTCGGGATCGTAGATGTCGGCCGCCAGCCCCAGCAGATGTTTCGACCGTGGCGCGGCGCCGGGTGTGGATGCATTGACCGCAGGCGGCCGCCAGCCGCTGCTCAGGACCGTTCCAGTGCGCGGGTGCTGCTCCAGGCTCACGCCTGCGGTCTTTGCCAGCACCAGGAGCTTGTTCACGATCTCCACGGTCCGCGCCGCGTTGGCACGAATCTGCGTGCTGAGGTCCAGGCCGTGTGTCAGGTCATGTCCCATCAAATAGTCGGAGACTTTGAGCATGTCAGTCCTTCAGGGTGTCGCGCACTTCGCGCACGGTCTCCAGCGGCCGCGTGCGGAACCGCTGGGCGATCAGTGACAGCCCGCCCATGGCGGCCCAGCCGAAGCAGCCGATGAGGCCGTCCAGGGCGGTGTGATGCCGCTCCGGGTCAAACCACGCCGGCCCGGACATCACGAGGTAGTCGCGCAGCGCATCGCTGAATAGGTACGAGCACCCTAGCGCCACGAAGATGCGCAAGAACGCCTCCTGGCGTGTGATGGTCTTGGGCCCCACTGCTACCGCGATGGCTGCCCCAACTGCTGCCGGCCACAGTTTCGCAACGAGCCCGGCTACAAATGTCCCGGTCTCGGCTGCCATTTGTGTGTCTCCTGTCGGGTCAGTACCCATATGCGATGTAATTGATTCGGTACGTCACACCAATCGTCATGCCTTCCAGTCGAATGCGGATGGCGCTTGCGGTGCAGTTGGGGAGGTCCGTGTAGATCGAGACGCCAGAGGCTGGAGCGCCAAACGACGCAACAAGGCACGACGTATCGGTGCGGAATGGCCGCGTGAGGTTTTGCGTGACATCCTCGTCGGCGGCTGCGGCTAGGTGGGTGAACGACTCGACGCGGAGCTGCTCGCGGTACATGTCACGGTCGTAGCGGTCCGTGCCGTTTACCTCCATCTGCAGCGAGCCATCGACACTGACCCCGGCCCCCGCTGCAGCGGCATCGCTGCCGACGTTGTAAAAGCCCACGCTGCGGGTGTTGTAGTTGGTCAGGCGCGACCCCGCAGTGATGTGTACGCGGTTCGTGTCGGCGGCGGATACGCAGGTGCCGAGGTTGTCCATGGTCGCGTCAATGGACACGTTGCGCACATCGGCACTGCACCTCACGCCAACTGCCAGAGATGACGTGCGGTCACCAATGCCGATGATCGTGGCGCCGTTGATGCGGCTGTGCTCAGACGACAGCGCACTGGTGGCCTGCATGTCAAAGCCGTAGCTCGCCGTCGTGCTGGAGTTCGGGATGTAGAGCAGGGTGTTCGCGGTCAGCACCTGGGCGACGTCTGTCGTCGCCACGCATGTACCTGCCACGTTCATGTGGCTGCCGTTGATCGACAACAGCGGCCGTTTCGCGTTGGACACCAGCGTTGCCACCCAGTCGATACCGGTCGTCCCGCCGATCACGACATACTGCGACAGGTACACGCCCTCGCAGCGCCCACGGATCTTCAGGCCGGCCAGCACCTCCCAACACTTGTAGTCTCGGATGGTGGTGTCTACGGCGTAGTACGTCCCTGCGGTGTTGAGGTAGACACCAATGGTGCGCCTCTGCCCATCGTTGATCTTGAGGCCGCTGATGTCCGGGAACGCGACGTTTTCGCAGTAGATGCCGTGCGTCCAGTAGCCTGACGCCGAGCTGCCGTTGATCGCCACATCGCGGATGCGCACGTCGGCTTCGGTGTCATTGGTGACGGCCTGCTCCGTGTTGATGATGCGCAGCGCATCGCCAGCGCCAGTGCCGGCCGTCTCAATGCTCAGGCCTTTGATGACGATGGATGTGGCGTCGCCGAAGCTGTTGCCGTCACCGTCATAGCTGATGGTCAGCCCGTGGCCGGAGTCGAACAGCAGCCGCGTGGCTTCTAGGCCTTCGCCCTCAATCACGAGGTCGCCGCCGGCTGCAAGCGTCTTGCTCAGCGCGGCGAGCTTGAAGGTGCCGCGCGGCAGCTTGATCGGCCGGCCGGCCGCCAGTGCCGTGTTGAATGCCGAGGTCGAGTAGTCAACCCCATCCGGGTCTGCGCCGTACTGCGTGGGGTCGACCCAGCGGCGCAGGCGGGCGGCGTTTTGTTGTGCGTTGCTCATGCCGAATTCCCGACGAATTCGCGCTTGTCGGGGTATTGCTCGGGATCCTTCGGCCTCAGTGCGTCAAGCTGCCTTTGCAGCTCCTGCACCTGCTTTTGCAGTTCCTGCGCTTGCGCTGCAAGCTGGATGTTCGCCAGCGCCAGCGTGCCGATTTGCAGTGCGACTTGTTGGTTTGCGTCCATTACGCGAGTGCTCCAATGTTGCGCAGGGCCTTTGCGATCTGCGGTAGCGTGTAGCCGTCGAACGTCGATGCGTCGTTCACGGCCGTCCCGGCGTTGGCGACGAACGTAGCCGCAGCGCCCGCGGTCGTCGGCTGTGCCACGGGATTAGCTCCGAAAAGGCCCAAGCCCGTGGTGTTTACTCGGAGGCGCGTTGTCCCGGCGCCGTCTCTCAGCAGCACGCCGCCTGACCCCTTGCCGTCGATCCGCACATCTGCATTCGTGGATGACCCGCGCACCGTCAGAGTTGCGTTGCCAATGCCAGCCGTAACCTGGAGGTTGTCCGATGTGCCCGCCGAAGACGCAACACGGAACCCCTCCAGGCTGTTGGTCCTGATCACTATGACGCCCGTGCCCTGCGACTGAATTTCGAGGTTGACATTGGTGTCGGACCCAATGGCCTTGACTTTCGCGGAGACTCCTGTGGCCGCACCCTGCACCGCTATCCGGTTGACGACATTGGCCGGTGTGGCCTGCACCAGGAAGCTCGGGAAGTCAATCTCGGCGGAGGTCGCGCTCATGTCGCCGGTCGCGTATAGAAAACGCTGGCACGACGCCGCCCCCCCGTTGGAGCCGAAGCGGACCGCTGCGCCGGAGACGTTTCCGCTGCCCGTGTTGGTGTTCCACGTGAAGTTAATGCCGTTGCCCCACTCGGCCGTCAAATCCTGGCATTGGATCTGCACAGCCGCAGTGCAGGCCCCCGCCCCTGCCGAGACGATGGTGACGCCGTAGGCATTGCCCGTCGTCGCCCCATTGCGAAAGCCCGCATCTACCTCGACTCCGGTTGCGCGCCCACCATCCGCGGTCACGAAGCCAGTGAGGTTCGCCCCAAAGGCCCGCGTGTTGGCGCTCGCGGCTTCTCCAGTTCCATATAGCGCAACGACCGCCACCGACCCGCTACTGATCGTGCCCTTCGCGTGGCGCGCGAGCTGGAACGCCCCGCTGTAGCTGTCGAACTCCGGACCGTAGGTCTTCTGCTCCAGATCGTTTGAGAACAGCGGGTCGAACTGGAACGGGAGGAGGTTGTCGATCCGAAGCTTGCCCGCCCCGGTAAAGGCCGCCGTGGGATCAATGCGCACAGCGACGTCCCGCGCGGCCGGGGTAACATCGGTGGCAACGTTGTATGTGCCCGCCGTGATCGTCAGCAGCCCGATGGTTTGCGCGAACAGGTTGGTGAGCGGCGTCACCACGCTGGCCGCTCCGGAGGTGTCGGCCCCGAGATCGGCGGCACTCGTGCTCTCCCGCAGCTTTGCCTGCACATTGGTTGTCACCGCACCAGTGCCGGCTGGGATGTACGACACCTGCGAGGCATCAACGGCCCCAATGGGCAGCGTCAAGGCATACCGAACCGATAGCTCCTGGTCTTCGAATGCCGCAGTGGCCAGCGTCAGCGTGGTGCCGCTCAGTGTGTAGTCCGACGACTTGAGCACCAGCCCATCGAGCACGACGGTGAGTTCCGCACTCCCGGGGTCACGCGAAAGCGTGAATGCCGTCTGCCCGTCAGCGCAGGTGAAATCGTCGGTGATGCTGGTGGAGTGCCGCACCGAGGATGGGGCGTAGAACACGAACTGCCGGCGACTGTTGCGCACGGTCATCGAGTAGTCCGAGTTCACGTAGACCCGCGCGGGCGTGCCATTGCGCACGAGGTAGCCGTTCAGGGTGCGAATCGGCTGGGTGGCCGGCTGCGTTCCGTCGGCGTCCCAGTACACCGTGACGGGGTCGGTCTCTGGGTTCTCGTCGCGCGCGCCGAAGTACACGTAGCCCGCATCGAGCGGTCGGCCATCGAGGTCGGGGAAGGTCGGGAATGGGATGTCGGTTGCGATCATCACTGCCTCAATGGACGGTGTCGCCGTTCGGCGCTTTCATCGGGGGTCGGGGGCTTGCCGGGGGCCTGCTTTTTCTGCACCTCATTGAGCGCATCACTGATGCGGCGGCGCAGCTTCACGTCCTTGATGTGCTTCAACGCCAGCCGCGAGGCGGTAGCTACCGGCGCCGGTGTGCCGGTGGATCCTGAAATCAGGATGTCGCCGAAGGCCGCCAGAAGGGTCGCCGCGGTGTTGGAAGTGTTCACGCCGGCCTCGGGCGGCACGGTCCTCGCCAACTGCGCAAGCTCGTTGATGTCGCGCAACTGCTGTGCACCCTTTTTGCCAAACACGAATTCAAGGCGGCCGTCGTGGTCCAGGGTGCGGATGGCTTTGTCGAGTGCGGCCGGGGAGATGACGCGGTTACCTGTGCTGTCGGTCGCAACGCTCTTGGTCGCCTCGTCCTTGATCCACTTCAGCGTGCCACCTTGCAGCTCGCGCCATGCCTGCTGCCCTTCGGCTCCGCTGCGCTGGAGCACGCGGCGCACGTTGCGCACGTCATCCAGGCTGCCCTTGAGCACCGCGTGATCGAGCACGTCCTCGAAGGCCACCTGCCGGTCGGTCGTGCCCTTCCTGGTGTTGAGCAGCTTCGCGACCGTGGCGCGGTTCTCGTAGTTCTGGGCGTACCGGGCGCGCAGCTTGCGGGCTTGGCGATACATGTCGCCACCCATGCCATCAGTCGCCTCGTCTACGAGCCCCTTGATGATGGTGGACTGCCGCACGTTGGTCGGCTCGTAGTCGGTGGCATTTCCGATGGCGCGTCGGTACAGTTCGGCCGTCTTCAGCGGCACCGGCTGTGGCACCAGCTGCCCATCCGATTCGGCCGCAATGCCAAGTTGGATCGCGCGACGGCGGGCCGCATCCAGGAGGGGGGTTACCGCCGCGTCCGGCGCACTCTCGTTGAGGTGCTGCACGACGTTGGCCAGCGTGACTGGGGCCTCCATTTCGCCGGCCTGCTCGGCTGCCTTGTAGGCGGCGCGGATCTGGGTCTTGTCGCGGGCCACCTGCTCCACGAGGGCACGGTCCACCGCCTGCCCCACTGCGCGCAGGTTCGGGGCCTCCGCGCCGGTCTGGTCAATCCAGTGGTCGATGTTCTGCAGGATGGCGATATTTGTTTCAACCTGCCGCTCGCGCAGGCGCACCCCCTCCTCGGGAAGCTTCGATGTCTCGACTTCGAACTTCAGTTGTGCTGGATCGCGCGTCGCCTGCCCCTTCGTCAGTCGGATCGGCACCGGTAGGTTCTCGGCCGTAGCGATCCGCCTCGCCGCAACGTCAGTGCCCGCGGCGCCAGCACTGCCCATCGTTCCAGGCGTTGGCTTCTGCGGCTCCTGGCGCAGGGCTTCGAGCGCGCGGCGGGGGAGCGTGGTTGCGCCCTTGGTCGCCATGTCAGCGACCCGGGAGGCGGCATTGATGACGCTTGCCGTGCCTGCGACTGCGGCCTCGCCACCCACGGCCCTGGCAGCACCCTCGGCGCCCGCCTGAGCAACAACACGCCCCGGTGTGCCGCGCGGCATCACGCCGGCCGGTACGAGCGCCGGGGCCACAGCCGCCACCGGGAGGATGTTCTGCAGCGTCTCGCCAACGGCGGCGGCCTGCTCCCTGCCGCTCTCGGTGCGCGGCTCGTAGGTCAGCGCCTGGGCGCCCTGCATGGCCGACTGCTCCACCATCCTTGCAGCCTCTGGCGTGCCAAACTTTCCAGAGAGGATTTGCTCAGCAAGGCCCTTGAGTGTGCCGCCGAGCACCCCCAGTGCGCCGCCCGTGGCGCCGGTAAGGGTGGTGAGCGCCGCCTCGCCAGTGCCGATAGCCGTGTCGGCGAGCGATGGTCCGGGTGCATCCTGCGCCGGCAGGGCTGGCACAGGCTTTCCGGGCTCGGCACCTGGGATCAGGTCAACGGCGCTGCGCGGCTGGCCGCGACCGCCATCTATTGCGACGACGCGCCGCCCAGAGAAGTCGCCGCCCGCACGCTGCTCGACTTGGTCCGGAGTCACCTCATCCGGCACGTTCTGATAGACGTGCGAGCCGCCATCCTCAAACCTGATTGTGACGGTACGCATCACCAACCACTTACCGTGGCGCCGGCTGCTGTCTTCGTTGGAGTTGGCTTCTGCCCGCCCGCCGCCCACGCGTCGCCAGGGTCACGCCGCGCCCCGGATCCAAACACATTATCTGGATTGAGGCGGTACGACTTCACCACATTGGTGAGCCCGTCGCGCACCTCGGCCTCCCGCTTCGACGCTGCATCAGCTAGGCGGTTTGCCTGCCCGAGAAAGGTCTTGCGCTGTCCCGCGGTCAGGCGCTCGCCGCTGATCGCCTTGTTGTAGAGGTTGGAGATGGCAGACGGTATGCCTGCCGAGTTCTGTGCTGTGGCGAACTCGCCCTCACGGACAACGGATCCCGGGTCGAGCATCTTCATGTACGAGTAGATCAACGCGATGTCACCCGCGCCGTCGTCGGCTGCCGCCTTCATCCGCCGGTGCGACTCGGTGACTTCGACGTAGCCTTTGGTCTGATCCGAATACTCCTTGCGCAGCTTCTGCTCAGCCTCGAAGCGCTTGCCGGGGTCACCCCCCGCTGCGGCATCGGCGATGATTTGCTTGGTCTCTTCTGACAACTTCTTGGTGGCCGCGAGCGCTTGCTGCGTCTGCGCGTTGGTCAGCCCGATATCGGCCGCCGCCTTCCTGAGGCTTTCTAGCGCCGTCTTCTCTGCATACTTGGCCGTTGTCTGCTTGGTCTTGGCCTCTGCCTCCGCACCCGTGGCTTCGGCTTCTGCCTTGCGCAACTCGGCGGGCGCCTTTTCGGCCTTGCGGCTCTCGTCTCCGAGCTTGGCCACGCCCTCAATCACCTTGTCGCCGCCTGGGAGCGCGGCAAGCGTCGTAGCTATGGTGTCCGTCAGGAACTGGGGGTCCAGCTCACCAATGCGCGCCATGTCTTCGAGCCGCTTTGCGCCCTGCTCATCGCCACCGTTGCGCATGGCTGCGGCCTGCTCCTTCATCCTGGTGATCGCCACATCGGAGCGGCCAGCCCGCAGGGCGGCATAGACATCGGTCGCCTGGTTCAGCGTGTTGCGCTGCTGCTCACCGGACAGGACATCCCAGCCGTGCTTCAGCTTGTCAGCAAGCTGTGGATACTTGACCATCACGCCCGGCAACAGGCGGTGGTCTTGCGAGGCGGCGTTGAGGTCCGCCTGCATCTGCTGCTGCGCGAGCGCGGCCTGTCGCTGCTGCTCCTGCTGCTGCATGTCGTTGCGGATGGCGGACGCACCCTGGTAGCCCTGCATGAAGGACTGGAACGGCGTCTGTACGTCTATGCTGTAGTCGATGGGGCCGGTTGCCATCAGAACCCCCCCCGCTGCTGGAAGAACTTGGTGTACTGGTCCCCGAAGCCGCCCATGCCGCCATACGCACCGATGGCATTGCCGGCTGCATTCCACATCCCAGCCTGGCCGCGCCCTTGTGCCAGTGCCCCGCCGGCCAGCGCCGCGCCCTGCTGCTGCAGCGCGCCTCCGATGCCGGCTGCCGTGGCCATGCCCGCATTGCCCACGCCGGCCGCTGCGTTCTGGCCGATGCTCACAAGGCCACCGAGCCGCGAATACTGGTCGCCAATGAGTTGCGAGAGCACCTGCGGCCGGAACTGCGCGAGCGCGGCCTGGGTGTTGCCGCCACGCAAGCCGCCAGTCGCCGAGGCGTTGGCCAGGATTGCGTTTTCGCCCTGCTGCTGCATGGCCGCGAACTGAGGGGACTGCTCAAGCGCCGCGATGGCGGCTTGCTGGGCGTTCTCGCCGCCGAGGCCGAGCAGGTCTTGCTGTGCCGTGAGCGCGCCCGGGCCTGCTTCGGTGTAGGGCCTGAGAAGCTCCTGGATCTGATCAAACTGTCTGCGCCGCTCGGCAATGTCCGTCGCCGAGGCGTCAGCCTGGATCTGCGCCGCCTTATTCCCGGCCTTCGCCTGCGCACGCGATGACATGGCACCGCTAACCAGCGTCGCGCCAGCTACTGCAAGTGGTACGGCTACTGGCATCGCATCAGTCCCTGTTCATTCCGAGGAGGGATTGCCCGACAAGCTCGCCACCACGAAGGAGGCTGCGCGGGTTGTGCCCGTACTCGGTCATCCCGCTGCGCAGCGCCAACCGGCGCGCCAACTCGTTCCCATCCGGTACGGCGGTGATGAGCCGTTGGCATGTGGTGTTTGCCCACGCCCAGGCGGCGCATGCGCGCGTGCAGTCCAGGCTGGTGAAGCCCCAGGCGTCGGGCAACAGGCAGGTGTGCACCTCCCACAGCACGCACGTGTGCTGGTGCAGCATGAACAGCCCGAGGTACTGCTCGCCACGGTAGGCGCCGACATAGACGCACTGCGGCGTCAGGACGGCAGCGAATGACTCTGCCGGAGGGCACGAGTCGTCTTTGACGTGTGGGTAAATGCGGGGATGCCGAATGGTCTCGGTGATGAGACTCGCATCGAGTAGACGCTCAATTCGGATCGGCTCTCGCTGGGCCTCGGCCATCGCAGCAACACTCCCTTGCGGGGTTGGCGAGCTGCTGGCGGCTCTACGGTCTCAGCGGATCGGCATTGCGCCGGTCGTTGCCGCGATTATGCCGGCTCGAAGATGATCCACGCAACAGAGCGCGTATCGGTGGCGCTTGTGCTCGTGATCGTGAAGCTCGTGCCGCCCGTGCGCGCCGAGATGGTCAGCTCTCCGTGCGTGCCGCTGCTGTCCTGTCCGGTGAGCATGATGCGGCTGTTGGCCGTCACAGCCGCGGTGTTGACGGTGACGGTGCCCGCGACAAGGGTGGCAGCGCCCATGCGTGCATCGGACCCCTCCTTGATGTCCACGCCCGAGCCCACGGCATCGATCACCACGCTGTCGCCGAACGTCTTGTTCGTCAGTTCTTGTGCATCACTCGTGCCGACCACATCGCCAGTCGTGCCGTGCACTGTCGTGTCGGCCATGTGGCTGTTGATCGTCGTTTGGGCGTTGCCGGCCGCCGTGTTGGCCGTGGCCGCGTCCGCCAGGGCTGTGTCAGCGGTAGCCTGAGCAGCGGCAGCATCGGTGATGGCGGTGTCGGCCGTGGCCTGCGCCGCATCGGCTGCCGCCTGGGCCGTGGCCGCGTTGGCAAGCGCCGTGGTTGCCTGGGTCATGGCGTCTTCTGCGTCGCCGAGCGCCTGCGTGGCCGCCGCGGGCAGCGTTTCGGCCACGTCCTGATGCAGGGCCTCGTAAGCGCGGATCAGCTCTGGCGACGGCAGGAACTGCGCCAGCTTGTCGCGCGAGACTGTGCGCGAGCGGACGACGACGGGATCAGCCATTCAAGGCTTCCAGTTGTGCCTCAAGGCGTGCAATCGACAGGCGCGCATCGCTGGTGCCTCGGAACCGCTGAATGCGGTATAGGTCCATCTTCCCGAGCTTGCGCCATGCCAACCGCTTGTTGCGCTCACCGGCCGTCCCGATGGACAGAGGCCGCTCCTGGCTGTACGTCTCTCCGTCGAGAGAGTACGAGGTCCAGATGACCGGATCTGCGCCGATGGCCACGCGGCCCGGGAGGGCGACAAGCTCCAGCTCATGGACGATGGCGCCGCGCCCCTCGTTGTAGACCATCAGCGTGCCGAACTCCCATCCGATGGTCTCGCCGTAGTGCGTGGACACGTTGTCAACCATGCGGCCGATGCGGCCGTTCACAGGGTCGCCGACATGCCAGTGATCGTGCACCCACACCAGCCCGCGCGCCCGGTACTGGCCGCGGCCAACGATGGAGGTCGTCAGCTCGAACCACACCGGCTCCCCAACGGCTTCAGAGGCTGCGGCGTCGTAGACCCAGCATGTATCGGGTAGGTGGATAAGCAGATGCTGGTGCCCCTTGTCCACACGCGCCTCAAGAACCACGCCGGATAGCTGGGCCTCGGTGTACGTTGACAGGATCTGGTCAATCTCTCGCGTCGATAGCTTGCGGGTCGTGCCGGCGCCCAGCAGCCACACGGCCGGCGCTTCGTTTCTTCCACCCCCAACAAAGGCGAACGTCTCAAGGTAGGGTGCGTATGCATGCGTGCCGATGATGCCGCGCGTGACCTGGGCGCCGTCGATGCGCTGGAAGGGAAAGCCTGAACCGCCGATGTTCTCGAACACCTCGATGGTGTGGCGGTTGAAGGCATAGGCTTCATTTCGCAGCTTGTCCCCGGCCTTCACCGGGTCCGGGTCGGCCTCCGATGAGCCGTACTTGAGCGGGTTGACGCTGTAGGGGTCGGTGAGTTCGGTGACGACGATGTTTTCGCCGTCGGTCGTCATCCAGTAGCCGGCGATGTGCCACACATCGAGGACTGTGCCGAGGTCCGGGTCCGTCACCTGCGTGACTGAGCCGCCGTCGCAGTAGTAGAGGCGCCCACCAGAGGCGATCCCGAGCAGATCGAACGAGTAGTCCATGCTCACTGGGCCGCCCGGCCCCACATCGCCGAGCACAGTGACCGTGCCGACTGCGGAGACGCGCACGAGCTTGGTCCCCATTACGCGGTAGTGCTGGCCATCCCACTCAATCGAGCCGCGGTCAGCGCCGGGGCCTGCGCCCATCTGCTCGATGCCGTCAGCGGGGCGAAGGAAGCCCTCCGAGATGCCAGTGGACTTCGGCACCGGCACGTAGTTTCGCGGGTAGCGGGTGCGGAACTCACCAACGTCGGAGGCATATATCCCGCTGAGTATCGGAATTTGCATCTACAGCCTCGCCACCAGGGTGCCCTTGTTCTCGTTGGCCCAGGCAAATGAGCGCGCAGTGCCGAAGTCACAGGTGAGGTCGTCAATGTCGGCAAAGCCGTTCTTCCCCCACCAGATGGCCGCTTGACCGGCCGCGGTGACGATCTGCGAGAAGTCGGCCGCCTCCAACAGCATGTCAGCCTCGCTGAGCGCGGGGGTGAACACCTTGATGGCGTCGAGAATGCAACTCGCGCGCTCATGCTGGTAGTGCGAATACCACGGCGAGTCGCCGATGATGACTTTCGGGCTCGGTGGGTTGCTCTCTCCGTAGCCGGCTGTCGTCTCCACCCGCTGGATGTAGTCCGCCGCATCAACACTTGGCAGGTCGAAGTAGAACTTCAGCGTCTTGCTGTTGGCATCTGCGCGCGTGACGGTCATAGCTTGCAGGTAGGTCACGTCCTTCGTGACCGCCGTGCCCTGGCCCACATCCGTGGAGCCGGCCGCGCTGAAGAAGTCGCCACCCGCGCATGCAGCTTCCCATACGTGGCTCGTGCCGCTGTTGTCGCCGGTCGTCGGATACGGATGCATGCCCCAATAGCCGGCGCTCGGGTCGAATGTGGCGCCGTCACCCTGGCACCACCACCACTGTGCGTAGTACCCGGTCTGCTGGGCCACCTTGATCTTGCGGATGACCGTCACGCCAGCGCCAGAGGCGCCCCAGATCGGCAATCCATCGAGGTGTGGGTCGGCAAACTCCATAACCACGTAGGGAGCCGAGGTGTCCGAGCCCGAGATGTTGCTCGGGAACTCCACCGCGAATCGTGGTGGTGGCGGAGCCTCAGACGCCAGTAGCAGGAATTGCTGCCAAAGCCGGCGCCGCTTCGCGTACATCTCAGAAGCCCTCGCCAGGGATGGCGTGCAGCGTGGTGCCAGAGGCCGAGATGTAGCT